GGATCAATACTTGCGATGGTGGCGTTGTCGCCGAGGTGCGCCAGCGCAAGGTTACAAATGTCGACAACTGATGCCATCATGGCCTCCTAATGTAAAAAGGGGACCGTGGTTTCCCAACGGCCCCCCGTGACTTACGGCTTCCAATCAGGAAGGATTACACGGAGCCTTCAACCGACTCGCGCTTCGCCTTAGGCGTCCACTTCTTTGCAGATGTGTCGGCCTTCGTTTCGTTGCCTTCGTCGTCCACTGGAACCAAAGCGGCTCCAGCAGGACCATCATAGTCAACAATTTCGCCCTCATTACGAAGACCATTGTTGATGAAGCAGGGCGCGATTACTCGGTATTTAGGCATGTGCAATTCTCCTTATCAGACTACGGTAAAGCCAGAAGCGTAGAACTTCTTGCCGTCTTGAACATCCATCACGATGTCAGCAGTTACCTTACCAGCGGTATTGGTACCAGAGACAGTGTAACGAGCGCCAAGATAGCGTTTGCCGAGGGATGCAATTTGCGGGTTCAAACGCACGGCAACATTAGTGCCTAGCGGAAGACTTGCCGTAACGATTGCACCAGAAGCACCGATAACAACCACATTGCTCGAAAGCGCGGCGTTGTCAGCGATGATCACTTCGAAGTTGGTAGAAGTACCACCAGCGAAGGCTTCGGTCATTGCAAAGTTCATGTAAAGGTCACCACCTTCACCCATGTCGCGAGCGACAGACAAGTCGACAGTATCAGTCGACACGGCAGTCGTAGTCACGGCTTGGTCAGTGGAGACGCGGAGCAGTTTATCGGTAATCATGGTTTTGTTCCTTTCAGTGTTTAATGGACCAATTAAGAAATGGCCGCTTCGGTATTGAGCAATGCGTCAACACGACGGAGCGGAACGCCGAGGAACGACAGCCAAGAGTAAGGCATACCGAACTGGCTCAAGCCTTCGTTGATCTTCAAGACATATTGACTCTTGTCCAATGCCGCAATCGACAAGCCAGAGTGAACAGTGCGGTTCATGTAGAACGCGGCACGGCCCATAGCCATGTTAGGAATGCGGTACAGAGCACGAGCCATCAGTTTGATGATCGCGGTTGCGGCACTAGAAGCCTGGGTACCAGTCTGAGCAATCAAGTCGGACACATCGATGTTTGCGATGCGCACAACATAACGCCAGTCTTTAACGACCAAGCCATTCTTCCACTGGTAACGAGTTGCCAATGCTTGCATGCGAGTGCCGTCACTGTTGTAAACGGTTTGCTCGCCGAGGTCTTCGTGAATCAGACCGGCTTTGGAACCCTTAGGGAATGGGCAATACACAGTGTTGTCGCCCCACACAACGAGGTAAATCGAAGTGTTGTCAGAGCCAGATCCACCAGCCTTCAGAATGTTCTGACCGTTGGCGGCAGTGCTGTCGCTGTAGCGAGCGGCAAGGCCCAAGAACTGCTTGGGATCAACACCAGGGTTGCCGTAGAACAGCGTGGTTGCCTGGGTTTGGTTCATCGCTTCCAAGAAAGCGGTGTCTTCAGACAGGCGGAACTGAGCGGTGTTGCCGTTCAGCATAGCCAAGTCTTTGTCCACTTCAGAGCGGGCTTCCAAGATTCCGCAAGCCTCGTCCACTTGTGCAGTGGTTGATTTGCTTGAAGGAATACCTTGGTTCAGCGCACGCCAGTAGACAGTGGGCAGACCAGTACGAATCACAACGCGTTCGCCGGTAGGCAAGTTGCCTTCCTTAAACACGCAGTCTTCGAGGATCTCGTTGCTCTGCGAAAGCAGTTCTGCAACGACGGGAACTCGACCGTCCGGGTCGACGCGTTTCGCCCAATCGGCGAGGGTGAGAGAGTTGTTCGACAAAGTAGCCATTTTGGACTCCTATTAAGTTTGCTGATTTGAATAAAGCGCGGATGCTAGATCGTTGAAACCTTTGGGGCCAGACTTCTGACCACCTCTAGTGCCACCGACAAAGCGGTCCTCACTGATTGCTTTGCCTGCCCTGTACATCAATCGGATCATCTCCGGGTGATTGCCCAGGCCAGACTCGTTTAACAACTTGCGCAGTTCTGGCGTACCAAATGAGTCGAGAGCCTTCTTTGCCACGACCAGGTTATCGTTGAGTTTGTCACCCCCGAATTCCTTGTCGGTGCGAGCGTTCTCAGCCCACTCGTTGCGCACATTTTCCAGTGCCTGCATCTGACGCTCCAAGATCTTTGGTGCGACTTTGTCCAGCACTTTCTGCGCGGCATCTTGTGGCAGATCCAATTCCTTGGCGATTTCCGAGAATGATTTCATCACCTCAGGGTCGAACTCTCGGCCTTCTTGTGCTTTGAATTCATACGCTTCCGGGGCACCTTGTTTGGTGTCACCGGCCTTGTCGCCTTCGGCATTGCCAGTGTCCTGACCATCCTGGCCAGCCTGCTGGTTCTGCGTACTATCAGCCTGTTGTTGCGCCGCCTGTTGCTCACCCCCCGTCGGTTGTGTGCTCGAGGCGTCTTGCGATGCGGGCGTGCCTTCAGTGGTCGTTGCGGCTTGATCCGTCATCAGCGATTCTGTCATTGGATTGCTCCTTTACCATTTGTGGATATAACTCAGGGCACAGAGAGTGAATCATCGCGAGCATGCGATTGCCGAAGTTCCTGTTACCTTCTGCGAATGCCATCTGCATCGAGTTGGTATTGAACGACAGCCGGAACACGCCGGATTGGTCCATAAGACGCCACACTACACGGCGCCCCCTCTTACTACCCATGAGCCACTTGATATCGGCCTCCTCGTTTTCGCGGGCTAGTTTCTCGCGTACATCCTTCTCGGATTTAGCACGCTCTTGCCCACGCAAATCGATCGGGTCAAATTCTTTGCTCATGGCGTCAATCTATCTATGGCACATGTGGATACGGGTACCGTCATGCGGCAACTTCATTCACAGTTAGGATGATTGAAGGTGTACCAGGGCGAACAGGGCTTGTTTGAGCCGGTATCGCTTGAATGGAAACCAATGAACTTGTAGCAGACCAATAAAGTTGGATGTAATCGCCTGCGGCTAATTGTTGAAAGAAGTTCCATGCCGCTACGACATGTCCATTTATTCCACCGTGTTGTGCAACAACAGCCAAAAATGTGTTGCTTTCTGGAATGTCAACGCCATTTTTTCTAAGCCATAGGCTGACATCTTCTTCTTGGGTGTGTGAATTTTCAAATTGCGCACTGAATTGAATGTTGTAAATGCCTGCGCGATCAACAGTAATTTGAGAGCCGGACACAATCGACACACCTCGCGATATGTCTGTCGTGTTGTATGTCATTACTTTTGCCGTGTTGGCTGTATTGGTTTGGTCTGTCGTGTCGTAAAAAGATCCAATCCTTGCGGCCCGTGACCAATAGAACTCAGATCCATCTGGGTCTTTAACGCCAATGATGTCGCCAGTTGTGTCGTCGTACAGCCAAGGCGCACCTTGGTATTTTTGGCGTGCCATTATTTTTTGTCCTTGTCTTTACCGTACAACTTCTCAGCGGCAGACTCTTTAAAGTCTTTCCTGGTAGGCGCACCTTCTTCGCCAGGCTTGCGCATGCGCTCACCTGATCCCTGCTCGATGCGTTTTCTTTTTGCGTGGATATTGGCCCACAAGCCCGGTCCTGGCATTGCCTACCCCTTTTTCTTTTCTTTGGCTGGGTACATCTTTTCAGCCATTTGAGAAAAGTCACGGCCCACAGACTGAGGCACATCCACCTTCTTGGCAAACTCCTTGTTGTGGGCTACAGCCTGCATGAAGCGGGCTTGCTTTTCAGACTTTGCGGGCATGCTTACTCAGTGCCGCCGTAAAGCATGGTCGATGCTTCGGCATTGCGCTGTTGCTGGTTGCCTTGGATCTCCATGTCGGTGATCTGCAACTCGATGCCCATGTCTTCGCCTTCGCCTTGTGTCTCGTATGCACGAGTCATCTTGACATAGGCCTTGGCCATGATGGTCATCTCAGTGCCAACTTTCGGCAACGCAGTGATGCCAAGTTTCTCAAGTTCGTCTTTGCCCAGGCTGATGCACAGGCCGTATGGGTAACGCGGCTCATCGGACTCGTATTCTCCCGGCATCTCTTCCCGCTCGGGTGCTTTTTGCATGTTGATCATTGGCATGTTTATTCCT